ATCCGGCGCACCGTCTGTTGGTTCCACACGTCCTTGCCCGCAGGCGTTTTGATGCCCCGGCTCGTCAGTTCCGCGGCGATGGAATGTGGCGTCATGCCCTCAAGGAATAGGTGGAAAATGAGCCGTACCGTCTCCGCCTGTTCGGGATTGACCACGATCTTGCCCGTCTCTTTATCCTTGTCCAGACCAAGGAAGCGACTGTAGGCAAAGCTGACCTTGCCGTCCGCCATACGCTTGCGCTGCCCCCAGGTGACGTTTTCGGAAATGGAGCGGCTTTCTTCCTGCGCAAGGCTCGACATGATGGTGATGAGCAGCTCGCCCTTGGAATCCAGCGTCCATATGTTTTCCTTTTCAAAATAAATCTCGATGCCCTCGTCCTTCAGCTTCCGCACCGTGGTAAGGCTGTCCACCGTGTTCCTTGCGAAACGGCTCACGCTCTTGGTGATGATGAGATCGATTTTCCCGGCAAGGGCATCGGCGATCATTGTCTTGAAGCCCTCGCGCTTTTTGGTGGTCGTTGCGGAGATTCCTTCGTCCGTGTATATGGCAACGAACTCCCAATCGTCCCGGCCTTTGATGTAGTTGGTGTAGTAATCGACCTGCGCCTCGTAGCTCGTGCTCTGGTCTTCGTGGTCGGTCGAAACGCGGGCATATCCGGCAACGCGGCGTTTCTTCGTGCTGTTTATCGGCGCGGATGTATATCGGCTGATGGTAGCCGGTATCGCCGTTACTTTTCTTTGCGCCATGCTTTCCCACGCTCCTTCCGTAATTGCTTCATGTGTTCGCTCATCTGCTGCCGCCTTTCAGGCGTATACGCTCCCTTGATGGATTCCTTGAACTTGGCTCTCTGTTCATCCGTCCACGGTCTACCGACCCGTTTCGGCTGCTCCCATGTGCGTCTGACCGTACCGCCGTCCTTGAAATGGAAAACCATCTCCGATGCGGAAAGCACATCGATGTGATCTATCCGCTTTATACCGCAATGCGGACACTTCAGAATTCCCGAAAAGCAGGTGAGGTTCAGGCTCTTGTTCGCCCTCGGCCCCAGTTCCTTGCGCCGCGCGATTTCTTCCTGCACATAGTCGAAGGTCGCTTTGTCGATGATCGCGGGATGCGTATCCTCCACATAATACTGCGGAAGCTGTCCCTTGTTCTTTTTGCGCTGTTTTGAAATGGGATCGGATATGAATTCCTTCTGCAGGAGGAGGTTGCCCGTGTAGGTCACGTTCGTGAGAACTACCTTGATGTTGGAATCCACCCAGCGGCATCCGTCCCTCGTGGTGATGCCCTCGGCGGCGAACTCCCGCTCCGTTTCCAGTCTCGACTTGCCGTCCAGGAAGTTCTGGAAAATCCGTCTCACGACCGCCGCTTCCTCCGGCACGATAACCAGTTCATTGCCCTCCCAGCGGTAGCCGTACACCCGGAAGTGTCCGTTCGGTATTCCTTTCTCGAACCGCTTTCTGATACCCCATTTACAGTTCTCCGAAAGGCTGCGGCTCTCTTCCTGTGCGAAGGACGCGAGGATGGTCAGCATCAACTCGCCGTCACCGCTCATGGAATTGATGTGTTCCTTCTCGAACCGCACCTCCACGCCGATGTTCTTCAAGTGCCGCACCGTTTCCAGCAAGTCCACCGTGTTCCTTGCGAACCGCTGGATCGACTTCGTGAGGATGATGTCGATCTCGCCGTTGTTGGCTGCTTCGATCATGCGCTTGAACTCATCGCGCTTGGCTATCCCCGTGCCGCTGATCCCATCGTCCGCGAACACTCCCGCGTACTGCCAGTCGGGATTTTTCTGTATCAGGGAACTGTAGTAGCTGATCTGTGCGGAGAGGGAATGGTTCATGCGTTCCGATTCCATCGAGATGCGGGCATAGGCAGCGACTTTTTTCTTCGTTTTTATGGTCGGCACTGCCTGATCGACCCTTGTGATTTTAGCCATGAAATCACTCCTTTCCGACACTATACATCACTCTTTACGCCCCGGAAGTCAACGATATATCCGATAATAAAGCGCCGAAAACAGGCTTGTATTTCTCAAGGAAAATTGTATCGATCTGACGATACTCCTCCTCCGAAATGATGCCCTCTTCGAGCATCTTCCTGGCAAGGTGCATGGTGGTCTGATAGAGCTTTTCGTTTCTGAATTCTTCCTTACTCATTGCCGCCACCGCCTTTGAACCTGTCCGCGATGTAGCATTCATGGCTGCAATACTTCCTCCGCCTGTCTCCGTAAATGTGGAACTCCTTACCGCAGCGCGGGCATCTGAAATCATAGACCGCCTTCCGCTTCACACGGTCGAGATGGCTGTTCCACCACTCGTTCCGGCACTTGTCGCAGCAGAAGCGTTTTTTCTTCCGCTTTGCGATCTGCTGAATCTCCCGTCCGCAGTTCTCGCAGGCGGTCGTTTCGCCCGTGAGCGTCACGGAAGTCTCCACAGCCGTATCCGCGTTTATTTCGTTCCTGCGGCAGAATGACTTCACCGTGTTAAGAGATATGCCAAGCGTCCGGGCAATGCTGCCGTAGCCGTTCCCGGCGGCGCGCAGGTTTATGATTTGTGCTTTCTGATTGTCGGTCATAATCCTTCGGCTCCTTCCGAGGGATAGGTCTTGTTGTATCTCCCTCACTCACTACCGAAAAATTCAACCCCCATCGTTATGGCTCACAAAAAAACGGTCTGCAGGCTCACAGAAGAGATACCCACAGACCGTTCCGTTTCAGATAATCCTTTATTTTCAACGCTTGGAACACAAAGAACACGAAAAAGCTATTTTTACACATTTTTCATTCACAAGATTTGGGGTTATAAAAAATATGTATTATATACGGAGAGATAAGAATTTGCTGTTCTTACGTGTTATCATGTTCCGATTTATGCTCCGGTGTATCAATCAAGTAAAAAGCAAAAAAATAATGCCGATTAAAGGGCAGACCCCTTAATCGGCATTATCACAGATGTTTATTCGCTATATTTAATGAAGGCATCCGTAAAGCCAGCCGCCTTAATCTTGGCAAGCATGGCGTCTGCGTTTGCTTTAACGGAGTACGCGCCGACCTGCACACGGTAGTATTTTTTCGGTGCAGCAGGTGTGACGGGAGCGGGTGCTTCAGTTGCCGCCAGCCCGGCTTTTACATCAGCACGAAAAGTATCCATGCTCTTGCCGTGCTTCGGGAACCAGTGCATGACATCGCCATGGTTGCTGGCAATGCCGAGCTTGTGACCCTCCGAGTGGCAGATGAGCGTCGGCGACTCCGGCTTGATGCCGTACTGCTTGCAGAGGTAGGCGCACAGCTCGACCGCTTCCTTGTAAACGGCAGAAAAATATGCGGGGTCGGAAAGTCCGTCCTCGCATATCTCAAAACCGATATGTGTATCGTTCGCTGCACCTCCGGCATGCCAGCCCCGATAATTCCACGGTAGGGTTTGATAGGTGGCGACTGTTCCGTTCGCCAGCTTTCCGATGAAGGCATGAACACAGACCTGCCGTCCTCCGGGCTTATCTTGGTTCCAGTGGTTATTGTATTGGTTCTTTCCGATCAGACCATCATCGGGGCCGACGTAGCGTTTTAGGTTGGGATTATTTGCCCCTGTTGAATGCACCATGATACCTTTCGGTGTGATAGTTATGCCCGCTTTGTAGCAGGCATTGTTGGTCAGAATGAGTTTATGCAGGTTCATCTATTTATCCTCCGATCTGCTGTGAAGCTGTACTAAAATATCTTTTAGTTTCGCCGGGATGGGCAGTCCGAGATGTCCAGCATTTTCAAGCATTGACACACCCTCATTGGATAGATAGAAGAAGATGACCGCAGTACGCAACACCCCGGCCTGCCCCAGTACTTGGACGTCAATAATGTTTCCGATACCAACCATCATAAAAATGAGCACCTTTTTAGAGATCCCCTTGAAGCCGACCTCGCTGGATAACCTATGGTCTACTATGGCGCACATCACACCAGTGATGTAGTCGATCACCACGAATGCTATG